GGCGACTGGAAGAAGCTCCACAAGCAACTCACCAAGAAAGCTGAAGAGACCACCTTCGAGGAAGAGACAGCCGGGCTCGCAGACGAGTGCTACCGCATCATGCTCAGCTACGAGTACGCGCACCGCAACGAGATCCTCATCCCCATCGCCGTCGAGCTCACTGTTGAGCGTCCGATGTTCAGGGGCAAGGTATTGTACCGAGGCCGCATCGACATCATCTGGATCGACGAGAACGGAGACGTCTGGCTGGGTGACCACAAGACCCACGCCACACTCCCCGACTGGCGCTACCGCGAGCTTGCCTTCCAGCACTACTCGTATCTGTGGGCCGTGGCCACGAGCCCCGAGTACGCGGCGCTGAGGTACAAGGGCAAGCCCCTGCCGCAACCCAAGGGGTTCATCTACGACTACTGCAAGACAGGCAGCATCAGCGCCCCCACACTCACCATGAAGGGCAAGATCAGCCGGGTGGTCAAGCCTTCTGGCACGACACTGCCCGTGTTCACTGAGTGGCTGAAGCAGAACCACATGATGACCACGGTCAGGGGCAAGGATCTGCTCGCCATCGAAGATCCCGAAGAGCGCGCCTACGTGGAAGAGTTCATCGTGGCGCTCCAGCAGCGGGACTACAGCGAGTTATTCCGGCGCGACAAGCTCGTGTTCAGCCCTGACCAGTCTCGTCGTCAACTGAAGGCTTTCTACGCCTCAGCCCGTCGTCTCCTCACGTACAAGTGGGATGACCCCGATTGCGTCGAGCGCAACCTACACGCCTGCTCGGGGTACATGTGCAACTACAAGGATCTAACTGTGGCCGACCTCATGCACGGGACCAGCGAGATCGAGCAGCGCACCCGGTACGTCACAACCCGTGACCCCCTGGACTACTACCCAAACCAGAAGAAGGAAGACGAGAAGTGATCTACACCATCTACAGCCGACCCAAGGTGGGTAAAACAACTCTCGCCCTGAGGGATGCCCCCAAGGGCAAGACGGCAATCATTAGCGCCGACCAAGGGCTCATCGGGTTTAGCAAAGCTGAGCTACAGGGCATCACGGTAGAAGAGGACGTGAGCGCCAAGAACATCACCAAGCTGATGAACGGGGCCTTCCTGCGAAGCCACACTCGTATCATCGTGGATACGGCGACCTCGCTGCACGGTGCCTTCCTGTTCGAGATGGCAGGTGGCGGACAGCCGAGCCAGCCCCAGTACGGCACGGCGAACAGCGCCATCGCTGCCATGATCAGGACGCTGAGGAGCGAGAAGGACAAGGAGAACATCATCCTTGCTCAGGAGAAGCTTATCATGCCGAACGAGGACTGGGTCAGCGACGACATCGACGAGGAGACCGGCATCATGACCACGGTGGACCTCTCGCCCGGCGCTACCAGTGCTCTCATGCAGATGTCGGACGTGATCGCACGGCTGTACATCGCTCACGTCGACGGCAAGGCCCTGCGTCGGCTCTGGCTCGGGCCGAGCAGCAGCATCGTTTCTGGTGCGCGCAGCAAGGTCTACAAGGGCGATCCCGCCTACCTCAAGCTGCCGAGCATCGGCAAGCTCAACACACTTCTCGGCTGGACCCGCTAGTCGAGATCCGCAGAAACACCCCCTAGTAGAACAGGTAACACAATGGTAAAGAAGATCAAGCTCGATTTCTCCAAGGTCGAAGAGCGTTCCGGCTGGAACACCAAGATCATCCCCGAGGGCCTCCACAAGATGAAGATCGTGGCTGTCACGGATGACGACGCAGCGGACGGCACAGCGATGCTGACCTACGCGCTCGTCCCCGCCGACAAGCGCTACGCGGCCCGTCGCTTCCCGTACTACTGCAAGCAGCAGCCGAACCAGATGTGGAAGCTCCGCGACCTCCTCGTGGCGGCTGGGCAGTCGGTGCCCAAGAAGGCTCAGCTTGTCGACCCGAACGCGGTCGTCGGCAAGTTCGTGGCCTGTGAGGTCGGCGACGGCACCGGGCAGTACTCGAACCGTTCGGAGATCAACGGCGTGTACGGACTCGACGTTCTCGACGACGCCGGTGACGACGAGCCGGGCGACGAGGACGCCGACTCCGAAGACGAGGGGGACGAGGACGAGGAAGCAGACGAGGAAGATGAGGACGACGAGCCCGCGCTCAGCGACCTCACTCTCGCCGAGCTTCGCAAGCTCGCCAAGCCTCTCGGCATCGAGGGCTACCTCAGCCTGAAGAAGGACGCGCTCATCGAGGCCATCATCGAGGCCGAGGAAGAGGTCGAAGACGACGAGGATGACCTCGACGACGAAGACCTCGAAGACGAGGAGCTCGACGAGGAAGAGTTCGAGGACGACGACGAGGACGAGGAGCCCGAGCCTGCTCCCAAGCGCCGCGCCGCAGCGAAGCCCGCTGCCAAGCCCGCCGCTCGCAAGGCCGCGCCTGCCAAGGCCGCTGCTCCTGCGAAGCGCGTGGTCAAGCGCCGCTAGTCCCATGGAGGAAGCGGAAGTGGTCCGGCGCATGCTGGCCACACTCAACCGCCTTCCAGGGGTGTACGCCATCCGGACACACGGGGGTTCCTTTCAGCAGAAGGGGACCCCCGATGTTCTCGGTTGCGCTCATGGTAGGTTCTTCGCAATAGAAGCGAAACGGACTGCCAAGGAGAAGCCTACTAAGGCACAGCTTTACAACCTCAAGAAGTTCGCTAGGGCTGGCGGAAAGACGTTCGTCAGCCACGATCCCAAGGCTCAGGAAGTAATAGAGTGGATATCGGCCCTCTCGACATAGTTCGCAAAGTGTGGCGTCACTCAGGTGTGACGGGCAGTGTGTGGACTCCGCACATCTACAAGATAGGACAGAAGGACCAGAAGTTCCGGGAGGGTGCTGCTCTCTCCGCCCGAGCACCTGAGTTGCCTGAGTTGCGCGACTCGGTAGACTGGTATTGGACGCCTGCTGTGAGCAGCAGCGCGAGCCGCAAGGCCAAGGAGTACCCGGCTCAGCGAGCCATCTGGGTGGACTGTGACGAGTCCTACGACAACAAGCTTCTGGAGTCTCTCCGTCCCTCGTTCATGTGGGAGACGAGCCCCGGCCATAAGCAGGCTGTCTGGCTGATGGGCGAGCAGATCCCGCAGAGCGAGTTCCACCGGGATGGGTTCATCGGGATGCTGACTCAGGCGCTCGGTGGCGACAAGTCCGGGGTTGACATTGGGCAGCTTCTCAGGATACCCGGTACTGTGCACCACAAGCGGAAGCCCCACACGGGTCGGGTGCTCAGGACATCAGGTACCGTCTACACCCGTGGGCAGATCCTTTCTCGTGTGGCCAAGGGACTGGGGTTCACACCCGGCCTCGCGTCTGAGCTCGGGGCTGAAGATCCGTATGGAGACCGTAGCAAGCTCATCTGGAAGTTTGCTCGCAACGCTGCTGAGCTTGGCCTGGAACAAGACCTCACGTTCAAGCTCATCAAGGCCACCAAGTGGAACAAATGGAAGGACGACCCTGAGCGTCTCAAGGAGGACATAGGCCGAGCTTACGACCAGCAACCTAGCCCTACTCCTGCTACCGACGCAGAGCCTAAGCAGGCCCCCAGCAAGTACGAAGAAGACGATGAGGCAGAGACGCCTCTCGAAGCTTGGGACATGGGCACTGTCGGCATGTTCCGAGAGTTCATGCGCAAGCCCATCAACTGGGTAGTACCGGGCATCATAGCCGAAGGAGGTTGTGGGTTGCTCGTGGCTGCACCGAAGGTTGGCAAAACAAGAATTGCCATCGAGATGGCTCTCGGGCTCGCGACCGGGCGCAAGCCCCTAGGCCTGGATATCAAGCGTGCCCTGCCTGTTGCCTTCCTCAGCTTGGAGGATGGGGAGTACCTGTTCGGTGGTCGGTTGCAGTCGGGTATCAACACGAGTGTGGGCAGGCAGAAGTATCACTGGGATGGCCACATCAAGCGCACCGCAGACGGGCTATCCTGGGTGCCGCCCGAGCCCATGAGCCTGCACCCTAACTTCTCCCCGGTGGACCTCAGCGGAGACGCAGACAAGCAGCGCCTGCTCATGACCATCCAGAAGTACGACCTGAAGCTCGTCATTATTGACACTCTCAGCATGGCTATCGGCAAGTCAGACATCAGCAACTCCAAGGACATGTACGACATCTTGAAGAGCGTCAAGCACATTGCCCAGACAACCGGGTGCGCCATCATGTTCATTCACCACACCCGCAAGCGCGTGTTCGAGAAAGGCGAGAGCATCCAGGAGATGATCCTGGGGAGCACCGCCCTGCATGGCTGGTCAGACTTCATCATGAACCTTGTGTCTCCGGAAGAGGACAGCGACCTGCTCAGACTGGCAGTCCAGACCAAGATGGGCAGCAACATGCACTACGTCGATACTCACTTGAAGATCATCAAGAAACCGCTCTCTGAAGAAGAGCTTGCGTAACCTTTCAACCTTCAGGCAAGCTGTTCACATGGAAACCAACTTCATCAACCCCAGCTACCGCGAGCACGAAGGCTCGACCTACATCGAGTTCGACGGTAAGTTCTACAAGGGCTGCAAGAGATGCGGCGGAACCGGTCACTACAGCTTCGACGGTGAAAGCAGCCGTTGCTACAACTGCAACAACACTTCGGCCAAGCTCGGGCAGCAGTTCTTGGATGAGGCAGCCGCTCAGAAGTGGTGCCACGAGAAGGCAGTGCGCCGGGCTCAGGCTGAGCGCCGCCGCGAGGCCAAGCAGAAGATGCTGTACGGTCAGATGCTTGGATACCAAGCTCAGTTGAAGGCAGCCGCACCCGACGTGTTCGACTACCTCATGAACGTGGTACTGGAAGACGCTGAGTACACTGAGGATGGTGAGTTCATCAGAGAGCGCACCGACACGGAAAAGAACCCTTTCATCAGGAGCATGGCTGAGGCTACTCGGTACGTGGGCATGGCTCGCCTGCTTAGCACTAACATGATCGAAGCAGTGCGCAAGGTCATGGTCCGCACCGAAGAGCGTGCTGCTGAGGCAGCCGCCCACCCGGCACCTACCGGACGTGTGGTAGTCACCGGAGAGATCGTTTCCACTCGTGTGGTTGAAGGAGACTATGGCACTGTCTTCAAGATCCTCGTCAAGGATGACGAAGGGTTCAAAGTCTGGGTGAGCTTGCCCCGAGCACAGTCCGACGAAGCTTACTACGCGTTCATGGCAACTGAGGAGAACCCGTACGAGGTTGGCTACTCAGTCTGGTTCACTGGCAGCGTGAACGAGCCCGAGCGGTACAAGGGTGTCAAGGGACGTCGCATCACGTTCACGGCCACACTTGAGCCGAGCCGCGACGACATCAGCTTCGCGTTCGGCAGCCGCCCCACCAAGGGAGCGTGGCTCTCATGAGATTCAACCTCATCTGCATCGCTGTCATCATCGTGGCGCTCGTGCTGCTCGGGCTACAGGGGCCGGGCCACGGCCCTGTGTGAGCCGCAAGGGCCTGCTGCCCGCCTGCCAAAACCCTATGGTGGGCCTAGGGGTGCCCCTGCCAACGATTCCTGGTCATAAATAACCTACAAAACGGGTCGTTTGCGCAGAGAGGCACCCCCAGCTATTTAGCCGAGGGTGCCTCAGGTGGTTGATCTACTGGCAGCTATCGCACTGCAAGAGATCCATCGGGTCTACCGGGACTGCGTATCCCTCGATGTTGTCGGACTCGTTGTCCATCAGTTCTTCCCGGCGATGACGCCCGCGAGCGTCTTGGGAGGCAGCGAACTGATGTCGACGGGCGAGGAGCCGGTGTAGGTGCCCACGTCGATCGGCTTGCTGAGGGGTGCCTTGTAGAAGCCCTGGAAGGTCAACTCGGCAACGGCGTATGCGATCACGCCGAGGAAGAGAGCCCACCAGAGATTGTACGCCTGCCCGCTGTCGCTGGCCGCGAGGAACTCCAGCCCGACGTTCGAGGCGAGAGCCAGGAAGGCGAGAGA